CCTAGAATATGACATTGCTGCCTCAGATTTATGGGGGGTAGCCCCACTTGGCTTGGCCCCCCGGGGGTGTCTGTAGCATGACCCATCTCCACCTCTAATATAAAATAATCTTACCCCCGTTTGGAATATTAAAATTTAGTTTTATATTTGTCATGTTATTTTTAAGGGTTAATAAATAGCACAAAGGTCTGGAGTTGAAAGCCCGGGCCTTTGTTATTTTATTATATTTGTTACATGGAAAAGTATAAACTATTTTGCCTATATATATTTGCTTTATGTATAGGAGTTGCTATAGGGTATCTTATGACTGGGTGCAAGTCATCTGAGAAATGTGATGCTTATAGTAATACAAAGTTTGAGAAATAATTTGTATATTAGTATATGAAGAAGTTTGACATGGGTAAGTATGTACTCTTAGTAGGCAATGATGCTACTGAGATCTTTGACTACTACAAGGTCCCAGAAATGCATGGCTTAAACAGAGCAGATGCACAGGCTGAAGAAGTAGATAAGACCAAAGGCAATGGTGTATATATCTATGGCTGGACTAACTATGATCCCGCTGATAAGAAACTTACAGCTAAAGCTCCCCACAAACCTTTTTTGTTTTTGAACATGGGTACTTTCAAGAAGTATTCTACTACAGAGAAAGCCACAGCTGTTATGCATGAAACTATGCACATGAGTATTCTACTAAACAACTGGAAGATCATGGATAAAGAAGAAGAGGCTATTGGCTTTGCTGAAGAACAAGCTAATAAGATCATTGAGAAACTTAAAACCACAAAGGTGGAAGAACCAAAAAAGAACTTCTTCTCCAGAAAATAATATGGCATATATTGAACACAACTTTTTTCCTCTCAAAGTATTTGTTAGGAATGAGTACATGTACCAACACACCAAAGGTCATGGAGAATTTACCCCGGGGGTAATTATATCTGTAAGATGTCTACCGGGGCAAGCTGCATTGTTCCAAGTACTGTTAGAGAATGGCGTGCTTAGAGATAAGTTACCAAGTCATGCCTTACTGACAGAACCAAAGACTCCAGATCCAGATCTACCTTTCCACTTCCTACAGATATGGAATTGTTTCTCATATAACTTTACACTAGTACATCTATCATATCTTTATGATACTCCTGTTGAAGTGTATATGAAGGATCATAAGTTTTATCCTGGTAGTTACTATGCTACAATAAACTGGGGTAGTGGAGATATTAACACTGACATATCTTTAGCTGAAGATCCGTTAGAGCATAAGAGTCATCACATTATTTTACTTGACAACGGGCAAATAGCTTTGCAACCAAACAATAGAATCAAATGGTCTGAGCCTAGTTTTGTTACTAAGCCATTCCCTGAAAGACCAGATTATTTGGTTAACAAAGATTACTATAATTGTGAGGGATTTGATAAGTGGCACACAGAAGATTCAGAAAGAATGTTTTATGATAACGAATAATTGAGTATATTATATAGTACTTAAATTATTTAACCATGGCAAAAGTAAAAGAACTAACAGCAAAGCTTATTAAGACAAAAGTATCCCGTCCAGGTGTACATGCTAAAACTAAAACGAGTCAACTTAAGTCAAGCAAGAAATATAAAAAATTATATAGAGGACAAGGTAAATAAATATTTTGTTTATATTTGTCTGTGACTCTAGAAGAAAAAGTACTTTGGGAAAAGGCTACTTCACTTGCAGAAGACAACCTGCAAGCTAGAGAATTATTTGAAAAATTAAAAACCAATACAATGCAGTTAAAAGGAAGAAGGGTTTTATTAAATAAACCAGAAGTAAAAGAATCTCAATTTGAATTAAGTGAAGCTGACAAGCATGCACTTGAAATGGACATGAGAAAAACATGGACTAAACTAGAAGTTTATGCCATAGGGGATGAAGTAGAATCAGTAAAGGTGGGGGATAAAGTGTATATGGGAATCACTGGTCTACAAGCGTCTGAAGCAGTAGAGCTAGAAGATGGAATGAAGTTAATGGTTGCTGAAAGAGACATTGCAATTGTATGGTAAACTTTACAGAAGAATCAGAGAACTTGTATAACAGTAAGATGTATACACCCTTTGATAAGATAGTATCTAAGCAAATACCATTAACAGATAGATTAATAAATCTTGATAGACCCAAGTATTATGGTGGAGCAGGAAATACTTATGAGGTATTTAATGTATTAGAAGCCTGGGGTTTAGATGAAGACTTTTATCTAGGGAATGTTATAAAGTATTTAGCACGAGCTGGTAAAAAAACTTCTACTAAAAAAGAAGATTTACAAAAAGCTTTAGTATATTTACAAAGAAGAATTGATAGATTATGAGTGAGCAAGCAGCTTTTAAAGAAACTAAGATCTATTCCTTTGGGGATATCTTAGTTGGTTTAGACTCAGAAGAGATTAATGAGTCAGAAGAAATTATTGAACTTAGAAAAGTATTTTCTAAATTAGCGGAAGATCTTAAAGAGAATTATAATCTTAATAGATCTCCAGTAAAGAGTTTATTATTTGATCAGACAATTGGTGACTTGACAAGAGCTTTACTTATGTCTGAGAAACTATTAAAAATGGAATGATGAAAATAGTTGCAATTATTGTGTTATTTACATGCATTGCTATGCTTTGGGCAATAGCACATATCTTATACAAACCAGTATATGATAAGATATCACAACAGTATGTAATTAATGAAGATGATTTTAAAATTGCAAATGTTTGCATTGCAGTTATGTTATCCCTTGCACTAACAATCGGCCTAATACTCTAGTCTGTATTTCTTTCCATGTTTCTAGTAATACAGCAAAATAGTCCCCAGTTGCAAAGCTGGGGATTTTTTTGTATATTGATGTATGGCAGAATTTGTTAAACAAGGAGAAGTTAATGTTGCTGGAACTATCTTATATATAGGTAGTGGTAGCCCTTTATTAACTAAAATATTAACCTTAAGATTTTACAATCCTTTAGTATATGTTCTTACATTAGAAAGATATGATGCATTATCTGCCAGTAGTGAAACATTATATGAATTAAACTTGAGTGCTGGAGATACAGTTACTGATGGTTTAACATACGCATTAAAAGAAGGGGATGAATTGGTTGTATATTCAAACATTCCTGGTACAACTTATTATGTATACGGTATAGATTATGCAGATAGTTGATAAAGACGGAAATATATTTGGTGGTGGATTACAAGTAAATGGTCCAGATGGTAAGCCAAAGACTATTGGTGGTGGTCCTCCAACAGGAGCTGCTGGTGGAGATCTTTCTGGATTTTATCCTAACCCAGGAGTAGTATGGAGTAATGGTTTACCCACTTATAGTATTATCCTCTTACTAATCCTTCAGGATTTATTACATCTGCCACAGCTGCAGCAACTTATCAACCTTTACTAACTTTAACTACTACAGGTACGTCAGGTGCAGCTACTTTAACTGGATCTACTTTAAATATACCACAATATGGTGGTAGCAGTAGCCTCACAGTAGGCACCACAGCAATAGCATCAGGTACTATTGGCGGGGTACTATTCCAAGGTACAGGTAATGTGCTACAGCAGAGTGCTAACTTATTTTGGGATAACACAAATAATAGACTAGGGATAGGTACAAGTACACCAACAAAAACATTTGATTTAAGGGGTGATGCAAATATCATTAGTGCAGATAATTTAGGTGGTAACACATTAAGTGTTTTTGCTAATAATTTAACACAAGGGATAGGAATAAGTTATAATACTATTTCCTTAATAGGTAGTAGTTCTAATATAAATTTAACCCTTAGTCCTAAAGGTACTGGAATGTTATTAATTACCTCATCAATAACACAAGTAAATAATTTAGGGCAAGTATATGCTTTTGGTAATTCCATTAATGGTAACTATGGAACCAATGCAAATTCATCTCTGATTTTGAATTATAGTGGTGCTTCAGCAGGAACTACACATTTTAGAGATACGTTAATTTACAACGGAAAAGCAGCTCAGATTGCACAATTTACTGGCTCTACAGGTAACTTTTTAATTAACACCACCACAGATACAGGATTTAAGTTAAATGTGAATGGTACTGCTAGGGTGAGTGGTAACTTGACTTTAACGGGTGGTTCTTTGTTAATGAATAACAACAATATCTATATTGCACGTGGTACGGGTACTCCAACTGATGGAATGGAAATTCGGGCATTATCTGCAGGAACGGATGCAGTAAAAGTTACTACCTCATCTGTGTCAATAAGTAGTGTGGGAGGTTTGACCTATCAAGCATCAGCACAATTAGCAGTTGACTCAACTACTCGTGGCTTCCTACCCCCACGAATGACAACCACACAAAAGAATGCAATAGCTTCACCTGCTGCAGGCTTAGTGGTATATGATACAACATTAAACAAGCTATGTGTTAGAACTGCATCAGCTTGGGAAACAATAACATCAGTATAATGATACACATAGAACCACTTAACATACCAACCAAAGGCACAGCATCTCAGATGTCAGTGCTTGTTTTGAACTTTGCTACCAATGCTACCACAGCTACAACATATTGGCAACTATATGATGAGGATGGCACAGGCTTATTGGATGGCAACTACACCATGACGGAGGAGCAGTTTGCTGCATGGGGTACAGATAACAATATAGTAAATAAATATGTAGCAGATGCTATAGGAGTAACAATAATATCATGAT